TATCAGCTTACTGAACAGCCAATACGAATCCTGCTTCAGGACGCATTACTTGACAACCGTAAAGCGTATCAGCAGTGTAGAGAGTACCCAAGAACTCTTGCTTGTACTGGGTCTGTGAGCGAATACCTTGCTGCTCTGCAAGAACATTAGTGTCCTTGTGGATTAGCTGTGCGCCACGTACACCAGTTTCAATAGTAGGTACGTTAGTAGATACAAACACATCAACGCCATAGAGATTACCAATCTTGCCAGTCTCTACGCCTTTGCCATTAACAAAGTCAGTAGAAGTGTAGCGATCAATACCCATGATAGCGTTACGCAGTGAAGGAGGAACGATAAAGCTACGTCCGTCCATAGGAACGTCTGCGTCATCCATCTTCTGAATCAATGCGCGGAACGCACCGTCAGTGAATGCATTAACGTCAGCAGTGCCATCAGCATCGTAGGCTTCCAAAGCGCCACCCGCAGTGATTTGGAATGCAGCGTTGTGAACGTAGGAAGAACCGTCACCGTTACCGAAAGACTTACCAAGAGCAAACAAATCATCGTCTACTTGCTTGGCTAGGCCGTAACCTGCGTCACCAGTATAGAACTGACGCAAAGAAGCGAGAGCCTGTACTTCGGTGATGTCTTCAATCATACGAGAGAATTCAAAGTGCTTGTTGATGTTGATTAGCACTTCAGACTCAACAGCGTTCTGAATAGTTACAGCAGTGCCTTCGGCTTTGGCGTGAGCCGCACCACGAGTTGGCTTAGGTACATGGATGGTGTCGCCTTTCTTACCAGTCATGCTCATTTTTTTAACGAGGTTAGCCAGAACAAGATTGCTCTTGTATGCAGCAATTACTTCGTCACTCCAGATTTCTGGAATAAATTTAGCAGCAGATGTGTTGTCTACTGCACCGCCCATTGCGGGATATACTGAATCAGTCATAATAATAGTCCTATAATGAAATTAGTTTCGGACTCTCCCTTCAGCATATGCTTGCATGATTTCATCAGACAAAGACAAATACCTATCAGGATCATCCTGCATTAGTTTAATAATGTCTGAGCGTCTATAAACTTTGCGAGATGCTGTCTCACCACTTCCCTTTGCACCGCCTGTTGAGGCAGTTTTAACAGCTTCTTTCCTGCTCGCTTTCTCCTGTGCTACTGTCTGACCAACAGCTTGTTGACGTTCCTTCCATAAACTGAAAAGCTCATCAGCGGCTTCATAGTCATACTGCGTATCCGCTTGTGCAAAGAGTTGAGTACGAATCTTTGATCCTTTAATCCAATCAACAAACTTACCATCTTGCAGAATCTCTTGCATGTCGGGATGACGTTGTAACAAATGAGACTGCGCTGTCTGTTGCTTGTACTGCTGTGTTTGTGCTTCAGCAGCTTTGATTGAAGGATGATTCTTAATCGCTCTCTCGACTGCCTTGTCGGGATCAGAGAAAAAGTCTATATCTTCTTCAGCTTCTTGTGGTGCTTGTGTTGTCGTGTCGAGTTGTGTCTGTATGTAGTCATCAACAACTTTACGTAGCTCCCCTACTTCACTGCTCTGTCGGCCTAATAACTTCTCAGCCTCTTGGTGCATCCGTACAATATCAGCCGTTGACTTTCCTTTGTACTTGTCAGGGATTTCTTCTTGTTCTTGAGGAGTTTCCTGTAATTCAGGTTCCTCAGTTACTTGATCTACTACTTCTTCGTTGTTGTCTAGTTCTTCTTCTACTGGACGCTCGTCTATTAGTGTTGCCATTATTAAACTCCGTGATTTCTCATTATGGAGGTGTATTATGTAAGGATTCGGTTAGGAGTTAGCCTTACGCTCTTGTTGTAGCTTCTGCGCTCTATTCCTCTCCCACTGTCTAGTTGCACCTAAAAAATCACCAGACAGAGGGTCTAACTTGGAACGCACAGGACTTACAATTCTTTGTGCTATCTTGTCACAGTCTAAACACGGTATGTGTGTACATTCAGAATCAACTAGTCTTTCGTTGATGTGACCCTGATCACACTTAAAGTCAACCAAGATACGCATTACTCTTGTGCATCTTCTAGTTGTTGTTGTTCAGCCGTGTCAAGCTGTGCTTCTAGATTAAGTATATTAGCTATGATTGAAAGTTGGCCTTTACGAAAGTGTAGGTCTTCCACATCTTTAGTTAATTCTACTGAGTTAATTAGTACCGCATTAGAGTTCAGGTCTTCTAACAGTTGTTTCCAACCTTCTGAACGAAACATATCTCTCATGTTGCGGTAATATAGTTCTAGCTTAGGGTCAATCATACTGTTTCTCCAATAAGGACAGATGAGTTAATGTTAGTGTACCCTGTTATTATAACATAAAAGCATAAGAAAGTCAAGCATTATTTCTTATTTTTACTTGACTTCTGTGCAGTTTTGTTGTATATAGCGTCCCAGTTGCTAGCAAACTTCTTTTGGTCTGTCTTTCTCTGGGAGCTACCTTTACCACCGTGGGTCTGACCCTTCATCGTTTCTTACCTTTATGTAGGCCGTGTTTGGCGTGTTGCTTACCCTTGGCAGTGGCTTCTCTTTTCTTCTTGTTAGCAGCCGCTAGCTTCTTCTTACCTGCTGCGGTTGACTTTAGTTTCTTTATAGTCTTGGAGGGTGCGTAGACTTCGCCTGTCTCTGATGACTTCTTACCGCTAGGTGTACGCCACTTCTGCTTAGTCCACTTCTTTAAAGACTTCTGTGATTCCTTTAGTGCCATTACTTATAGCCTCCACCCTTTGCCTTGTACTCCTTGGCTAACATCTGAGCTTTCCTAGCAGACCATTGACCTGCCTTACCACCCTTAGTTCCTGCTTTAATTTTATTAAACAAGTTCTTCCGCATGGTAGGCTTAGTGTAGTTACCTGCTTTATTTACTGTAGACTTTTTAGTTGGCATACTACTTACCTTTCTTAACTGGCTTCTTCTTAGGCTTTGCCGCTGTCTTCTTCTTTGGTGGTCTGCCTACTTTACTACCGTATGTACCTTTACCGTATGGCATAATCTTCTCCTACATTAAAGTGTCGTATTTCTGCATTTATATGTACATATAAGTGTACACGTTTTCGTCAATATGGTGAATCTGTGTAGACTTATAATCCTATTAAGCCCCAACCGTGGTTTGCAATTGCATTGAGAATAATAAAGATACATGTAGCCATATGAGTAAACCACCAAACAGTCCTAATACTAGCGACAGTATTAGCTTGCTTATCTGTCTCACCTATCTTCTCCCCTAGACTCTTAGCCCAGATTCTCCACCACTTATGAATTACCATTTAGTTTTATCTGCCCAGTATGCCGCAGACATCTTACCTTTAGCTATGTTCTTACCGTGTCGAGCTTTGAAGCTAGCACGCTTTGCCTTCATACGAGCAGATTCACCCGCCTTGGGTTTACCTGCTGTGCTTGCCCCCTGTTCTCCAAACCTAATGGTCTTAACTTTGTCACCTTCCTTCGCCACAACAACATGGCTTTTCTTCGGATGGTTAGGGGTACGCTTTGGTTTGTTATAACCACTTACACCTGCTCTAGCTAGTCTTGGATCTTTTTTTACTGGCATTCTTTTCTGCTCCTGTATTATCAGCTAATTGTTTCTCAAGCTGTACAATCTTCTTAAATAGTTCCTCAAACTTTACATTTACTTGAGCTACTACGTTCTCTAAATCTCTTGTGCTTACCATTACTGTAGTCCTTGTGTTGGTTGAGGAGTTGCCTGATTAGCAACATTACCCTCCTTTACTGCTACTTCTCTTTCTTTCAGTAACTGCTCTGAAATCTTTAGACGCTTCTCAAACTCTTTGTCATCTGCGTCACCTGACTTGAGATTAGTAGTGGCCGCTTTGATACGGTCAATCTCAAGCTCCTGTGGTATAGCTCCTGCTTCGACAGCCAACTTCTGTGCCCTAGCAGCAGACTCTTGTGCCTGTCCGTTAAGTGCAGCAGTCTGCGATGCTTGGAATGCCAACTGAGCTTGCTGTGCAGCCTGTGCCGCTTGCTGTGCTTCTGGGTTAGGCTGATTGGCTTGCTCAAGTGTAGCAATCAACTCTTCACGGTTAGACAGGTTCATGTTGTCAATGATGGATGTCACTAGCTTAGGATACATAGGC